TTTGCTTCGTGAACATATGGGTGTAATTCTTTATATATCCAAGTATCATTGAGCCACACTAAATCAGAATTTCTTTTTCTTTTTAAATCTTTTACTTCTTCTTTTTCTAATTTTCTATTACCATATCCACCAGTTCTAGCCATTTCTTCTTTCTGTGCATTAGCATATTTAATAACTTCATCACAAAATTTAGGTGTAAGAGCACCACTAAAATACCAATAATGATTAGATATATTCATATGTTATTGTTTGCACAAAATTTAAACTATTCTTTTGATTATTGGTTAAGTAGTACATATTAGTGGATGGAAACATAATAAATTTATTGTTTGTTAAAGGTATGTCCCAGCTTCTACCTTTACGTCTGTTATCTTCATAGTGTATTCTGACCATACAATCTTTAACTTTAACACCATACAGTAATGTAAAGTCTGGTGAATTACGTAAATCTACAGGATCTATATTTAATAATGGAATTGTTGTTTCTTGAGGCTTATACGTATTGCCCCACGTTTCTTTGTTAATTAAATTAATCTCATATTTAAGATTAATATGTTCTCGTAGATATGTATTTAACATATCCCAAGTTCTTGAAAACGGAAAATCTTTGTTTTGAATTACTGATTGTAAGATGTCGTTTGATAATTTATCTCGGTCAATGTCCCAATTTTTAGGCATTGCCACATCACCATAATATAGAGCTTGCTCTGTTAATACTTTCTTTTGCATACCACCACCAGATATAAATTATGCTAATCGATCTGTCAAGTCCCAGGATTGGCCTTCTTCATTCCAAACGTAGTACCAGTGATTTGTGCCTGCTTCGTTTTGTGAAGTTTGTTCTGCAGTTAATGCAGGAGCATCACCGATTGGTGATTGCCATTTTGCATTTGTAGTATCTTTTACCCAAGATGCGTATGGTTTTTTTGGCCAGAAGATATTGTTATCTTCGTCCCACTCATAACCTATACCTGCGTAGTTTCCTCTAAATGCTTTTGAGTTATCACCAGAGTTATGTTGATTATTCATAGTGTTATATGAAGTTTGAATCCACATTTGTGCAGGCCAATTATTATGTTGTTCTAAATATTGT